TATTTTACGGTATGCCAATATTAGCTGAGAATAACAAACCAAGATTATTATACCATTTTAAAAGAAGAGGTTATAGAGGTTTTTCTATAAATAGACCAGATAAAAGTTACAATAAGCTATCGGTCACAGAAAGAGAGCTTGGTGGAATACCAAATTCAAGTGAAGATATAAAGCAAGCACACGCTGCTGCAATTGAAACATACATTGAGTCATTTGTTGGTTTAAAGGAGACTGGATATGGTGATATGTATTTTCAAAGAACATTAGAAGACTGGGCAAAATTTAATATAAACAACAGAACAAAGCACGATGCTTCTATTAGCTCTGGCTTAGCTTTAATGGCTTGCAATAAACATAGGTACGCTCCATCAAGTCCGGTTCAAAGAAAGGTTTACGATTTAGGAATAAAAAGATATGACAACAAAGGATCGATGTCTAAAATAATAAAATAAATGAAGATATACACAAATACCAATAGTGCTTTTCCTAGCCAAGTTGTTAGTGACGAAGAGAAAGCAAGCTGGGATTACGGCCTGCAAGTTTCTCAAGCTATTGAAAACGAGTGGTTTGACCAGGGTAGGACTAGTGGTAATAGATATTTAAGTAATTCAAATAACTTTCACCAACTAAGACTTTACGCTAGAGGAGAGCAATCTACTCAAAAATACAAAGATGAATTGTCCATAAACGGTGATTTGTCTTATCTTAATTTAGACTGGAAACCTGTACCTGTTATATCTAAATTTGTAGACATAGTTGTTAACGGTATGTCTAATAAAACATATGACATTAAAGCGTTTGCTCAAGACCCTGAGTCTATGAAAAAACGTAGTGGCTATGCTGAGGCTATACTTAGAGACATGTACTCTAAAGATTTAATAGCAAAGGCTAACGCTGCAACAGGACAAAACTTTATGAACTCTGGTTTACCTCAAAATGAGTTGCCGGAAACTCAAGAAGAACTTGACCTACATATGCAACTTTCTTACAAGCAGTCTATAGAAATAGCTGAAGAAGAGGCTATATCTAATACACTAGCTCAAAATAAATGGGACTTAACTAGACGTAGATTAAATTACGATCTAACAGTTTTAGGTATTGCAGCGGTAAAAACAAACTTTAACGCATCTAACGGTATAACTATTGATTATGTTGATCCTGCTTATATGGTGTATTCTTACACGGAAGACCCTAATTTTGACGACATTTACTACGTAGGTGAAGTTAAAGCTGTTACAATACCTGAGCTTAAAAAGCAGTTTCCACATATAACAGATGAGGAATTACATAGAATACAATCTATGCCTGGAAACCGTCAATATATATCAGGTTGGGGAAATTATGATGAAAACACTGTACAGGTTATGTACTTTGAGTACAAAACTTATATGGACCAAGTTTTTAAGATTAAAATTGGAAATAACGGTTTAGAAAAAGTTATTGAAAAAACAGACGCTTTTAATCCACCACCTAGCGATAACTTTGAAAGAGTTTCTAGATCTATTGAAGTATTATATACTGGCGCTAAAATAATTGGAACACAAGAAATGTTACAATGGGAAATGTCTGAAAATATGACAAGACCGTTTGCTGACACTACTAAAGTAGAAATGAATTACGCTATAACGGCACCTAGAATGTACAAAGGTCGTATAGACTCTGTTGTAAGTAAAGTAACTGGGTTTGCCGATATGATTCAACTAACACATTTGAAATTGCAACAAGTTATGTCTAGAATAGTGCCAGACGGTGTTTTCTTAGACATGGATGGTTTAGCTGAGGTAGATCTTGGTAATGGAACTAACTACAACCCTGCGGAAGCATTAAATATGTATTTTCAGACTGGTTCTATAGTTGGTAGATCGCTCACTCAAGACGGTGAATTAAACAGAGGTAAAGTGCCTATTCAAGAGCTTAATTCTTCCAGCGGACAAGCTAAAATACAAAGCTTAATACAAACGTATCAGTATTATTTACAAATGATACGTGACGTAACTGGATTGAATGAAGCTAGAGATGGTTCTGCTATGGATAAAAACTCTTTGGTAGGACTGCAAAAGATGGCTGCTAATGCATCCAATGTTGCAACTAGACACATATTACAGTCTAGTCTATATTTAACCCTTAAAACCTGCGAAAACATATCTCTTAGGATTTCTGATGTATTAAACAATCCATTAACAGCTAACGCTCTCCAACAAAGTATATCTTCCTACAACGTAGGCACGCTTAAAGAAGTTCAAAACTTAAACTTACATGACTTTGGTATATTTTTAGAACTAGAACCAGACGAGGAAGAGAAACAACTTTTAGAACAAAACGTACAAATAGCCTTACAGGCAGGTGGTATTGATCTTGACGATGCTATAGATATTAGACAGGTTAAAAACTTAAAGCTAGCAAATCAAATGCTTAAGCAAAAAAGAGCTGTTAAAGCTAAAGAAGAGCAAGCTAAGCAAATGGCTAATATACAAGCCCAAGCTCAGGCTAATGCTGAGAGTGCAGAAAAAGCAGCTTTATTTGAAGTACAAAAACAACAAGCTTTAACTCAAGAAAAAGTTAATATAGAGCAAGCTAAGTCGCAATTTGAAATGCAAAGAATGCAAACAGAGGCTGCAATTAAAAAAGAGTTAATGGCAGAAGAGTTTAATTATCAAATGCAACTAGCTCAAGCTACTGTACAAAGAGAAGCTGAAAGAGAAAAAGAAATAGAAGATAGAAAGGACAATAGAACTAAAATCCAAGCAACTCAACAGTCTGAGTTAATAGATCAAAGAAAAAATGACTTGTTACCTAAAAACTTTGAGTCAAGTAATGATAGCCTAGGAGGTTTTGGCTTAGAACAGTTCAGTCCTAGATAAAGAGTAAACACAATTATTTAATTATATTATATTATGTCAGAAGTAAAACAAGAAGAACCTGTTAAGCAGGAAGGTGAGTTTAAAATTAAAAAGAAAACTCCAAAAAAATTAACACCACAGAGTGATGGACCTATAAAGGTTAACATCAAAGAACCTTTAATTGAAACTGAACCAGAAGTTACAAAGGTAGTAATACCTAGTGAAGAACCTGTCAAAGAAGAAGCTAAAGAAGTTTCCGTGCCAGAACCTGTAGCTGTTCAAGATTTTCAACAAATACAAGAGGTAACTGAAGAAGAGAAAGAAGAGGTAAAACAAGTGGTAACAGAAGCTAAAGAAGCTTTGAGAGATGAAAAAATACTAGGAAAAGCTTTACCTGAAAATGTAGAGAAATTAGTTTCTTTCATGGAAGACACAGGCGGAACGGTTGAAGACTATGTTAGATTAAACGCTGACTATTCAAACGTGTCTGACGAGGTGTTGCTTAAAGAATATTATTTAAAAACAAAACCTTATCTAGAAAACGATGACGTGAGTCTCTTATTAGAAGACTATAGTTATGACGAAGAATTAGATGAGGATATAGATATACGCAAAAAAAAGCTTGCGTTAAAGGAAGAGGTTGCTAAAGCCAAAAACTTTTTAGAGGAAACAAAGAGTAAATATTACGATGAGATCAAGTTGAGACCAGGCGTAACTCAAGACCAACAAAAAGCAATGGACTTTTTTAATCGCTACCAGGAAGACCAGAATAGAGCATTGCAGAAGCAGGATCAATTTAAGTCCCAAACTAAAGAATTATTCAACGAAGATTTCAAAGGTTTTGATTTCGAAGTTGGAGAGAAAAAATTTAGATACGGACTGCAAAACAAAGATGCTGTTGCTGAAAAACAATCTGACATTAACAATTTCGTTAAGAAGTTCTTAGACGATGACGGTAATGTTATAAATCACAAAGAATATCACAAAGCTCTATACGCTGCCATGAATACTGATAAACTAGCTAATCATTTTTACGAACAAGGTAAAGCTGATGCCGTAAGAGATGTTGTTAACAGCTCTAAAAACCCTAGTACAAGCCCAAGGCCTACTAGTGACGGTAATGTTTTCGTAAATGGTTTTAAAGTTAAAGCTATTAGCGGCATGGACTCTTCAAAGCTTAAAATTAAAACAAAAAAATTTAACTAAAAAAAACAAAAATTATGGCTTTAACTCCAACATTTGGTAGTATAATCCCTTCTCAAACGCAGCAGGTATTAAACACAAACTACCTAACTTTTAACGATGCCGCGGGAGGCGGAACTTTCGCGCAACAGTATTTACCTGAAATCTACGAACAAGAAGTAGAGCGTTACGGAAACAGAACTTTATCTGGATTCTTACGCATGGTAGGTGCTGAATTACCAATGACTTCAGATCAAGTAATTTGGTCAGAACAAAATAGATTACATATTGCATATGACAGCTGTTCATTCGTAGATGCCGCAGCTAACGAAGCTTCTACAATCACTTTAGGTGGTGGAGCGACTGCTTTGAATGTTGTATCTATAAATGATACCGTAGTTGTTTTAGATCCTGCTGGACTAGAATCAAAAGGTATTGTTACAGCTGTAGCCGGAACAGGTACTGCTGCTGGAACTATTACAGTACAACCTTTTGGAGCTACTTCTCTTACAACTGATGGATTTGCAGCTACTGGATTAAAAGTATTTGTATACGGTTCTGCATATAGTAAAGGAACTAGCATTGGCGCTGGTGGTGGAAATTCTGCTAACAGAGTTAGTGTAGAGCCTGTACTTACTCAGTACGCAAACTCTCCTGTTATTATTAGAGATCAATACGTAGTATCTGGATCTGATATGGCACAAATTGGATGGGTTGAAGTTGCAACTGAAGACGGAACATCTGGATATTTATGGTATTTAAAAGCTGAATCTGAAACTCGTTTACGTTTTGAAGATCACTTAGAAATGTCTGTAGTTGAAGGCGAACTAAACGTTAACGCTGCACCAGCTGCTAACTATGGCGCTGCTGCTTTACCTGGTACTCAAGGTTTATTTGCTGCTATCGAAGATCGTGGTAATGTAAACACAGGTTTTACTGCTGCTACTGGATTAGCTGATTTTGATGCTATCTTGAAAAACTTAGATACTCAAGGAGCTATTGAAGAAAACATGTTATTCTTACAGAGACAAACATCTCTTGATTTTGATGATATGTTAGCTGCTGTTGGTTCTCCAGCTGGTGGTGTTTACCAAGGTGGTAGCTCTTTTGGATTATTTGAAAATTCAGAAGATATGGCTTTAAACTTAGGATTTAGCGGATTCCGTAGAGGGTCTTATGATTTCTACAAAACTGATTGGAAATACTTAAACGATGCTTCCACTCGTGGAGGTATTGATGGAGTTAGCTCTATCGAAGGTGTATTAGTACCTGCTGGAACTTCTACAGTTTACGATCAGATTTTAGGAACTAATATCCGTCGACCATTTTTACACGTACGATACAGAGCTTCACAATCTGATGATCGTCGTATGAAGTCTTGGTTAACTGGTTCTGCTGGAGGCGCTTATACTTCAACTCTTGATGCTATGGAGGTAAACTTCCTATCTGAAAGATGTTTAGTAACTCAAGCTGCTAACAACTTTGTACTTTTCAAAGGAGCATAGTAACTTATCAATAATAATCCCTGCCTTCGGGTGGGGATTTTTTATATGACATTAGCCCATTACTATTTATATACTATGGCTATTGTCACAATTTTCAAACTATTTAATTATATTATATTATGGCTACAAAAGCTACAAAAGCAGAAGAAACAATTGAGGTTGCAACTCAACCAGTTGTTGCGAAAAAAGCAACAGCTCAACCCACAAAACCAACGTGGGAAATTAAAGATAGAATTTACTACTTAAAAGGTAGAAAAACACCTTTAACACATACAATACCTAGTAAACATACTAGAAAACATTCTTTACTTTATTTTGACCCAATCTCTGGAGTACAAAAAGAAATAAGATATGCAACAAATCAAGATTCTCCTCTTGCGGATGAGCAAAAAGGGGAATGTACTATGGGTCACATTATGTTTTTGGATGGAAAACTAATAGTACCAAAAGAAAAACAAAACTTACAAAAGTTGTTATCTATATATCACCCATTAAAAGACAGAATATATCAAGAGTTTAGTGCTGTATCAAATGCAGAAGATGAACTAGATATTTTAGATCTTCAAATTGATGCTTTAAACGCAGCTAGATCAATGGATGTAGATCAAGCAGAGGCAATATTAAGAGTTGAATTAGGTTCTAAAGTTAATTCAATGAGCTCTAAAGAGCTTAGAAGAGACCTTTTATTATTTGCCAAAAACAATCCAGCATTGTTTATCAACTTAGCTAACGATGAAAATGTTATGCTACGAAACTTTGCTATCAGAGCTTCTGAAGCAAACATAATTAAATTATCTCAAGACCAAAGAGTTTTTACATGGGGATCAAACGGTAGAAAATTAATGAATGTACCATTTGATGAAAATCCTTATTCAGCATTCGCGGCTTATTTAAAAACCGACGAAGGTGTTGAAATTTACAAGTCTATAGATAAAAAACTATAAAAACAAGTAATACTATA